CCCCGGAGCTTACAATGGAAGACCCCGTGCATCCGACCGTAGGTGAGCGGGGACGGAATAGCCGTCGAGCCCGAGGCGGGGGCGTCCCCTGCGTCGGGCTGGCCTTCGACCCCGTAGCTCGGGACGTAGGGGCACGGGCCTTCGATAGCCCGGAGGGTTCCCTCCTCGGTGGTCCGCATGTTCTCGATCCGCCCGGCGAACTCGGGCGGCGAGAGAAAGCGCGCGTTCTCGGCACGCGGCGCATACGGGCCTCGGGGGAACCGCTCGGCCACTACTTGCCCCGCTTCTTGGTCAAGAGCAGCGACGAGTCGGGGCCGACCTTCTCAAGCCGTCCGATCTCCTCGTCGGTAGCGGGCCAATGCTGGAGCCCGAAGTCCTCGTGCGCCATCAGAAACCGGACGGGGCTGTCGTCGGCGCGGAAGGTGGCCGACAAGCACGACACCAAGGCGTAGCTGCCATCGGCGTTTGTGTGCTTGTAGACTCCAAGGATTTCAAGGTCGTCTGCGGTCATAGAGTACCTCCTCAGTACCACTTGCGGTAACGCCGCCTGCGCGGCCTGGACATTCTACGCTGTTGGACCCCGTTGCCCGGAAGCTGGGGGCCGAAGCGCTTGGCGAGCTTCTTGACGATCTGGTCGTACCGCACTTCGCTCTGGCGCGCACCCACCGGGTCGTCGGTCATGGCGAGCACCTTGGCCATGACCCACTCAATGACGGCTTCCTCGAACGGCTCGTACACTTGGAGCTGGTCGTAGTCGTCGGTCAACTCGTTGAGCCGGGGCGTGGCGCGCACGTCCACGATGTACCGCTGATCGGGCCGGGGATGGAACGCGACGCTCGGGAAGGCGTTTTGAGACCGGAGGGGGCACCCCAGGTCAGGGGGGATCAATCCACGATCCACGAACGTCGCGTCAGTGTCGTCAAGCGAGGCGATCAGGAAGAACGTGTCGGGCGCTTCAATGTCCGTCGTGCCGCCGCCTGTGGTGTCGACGGACAAGCGCTTGCGGTAGATCCGCTTGAAGATGCCCGTGCGTCCGTACCGCTTCGTCGTGTTGTCGCCGAAGCCCAGCATGTAGGCGATGTTCGGCGTGGTCACGTCGACGCTCGCGCCACCGTGCGTGACGGTGTGCCCGGGGTCTGCCGAGATGGGCGACGGCGGGGACTCCCAGAGCACCCGGAAGCCCGCGTCGACCTTGACGCTGCTGGTCGGGAACGCGCTGTCGGCCTCGCCGTCACGCCCGCCGAGGCCCTCCTCCTCGACCTCGAAGTCTCGGATGCCCCAGCAGTAGGTGAAGCAATACTGGAACACCCCACCGGGCTCGTCGCCCGACCATGTGGTGCTCCCTGTGGCGGTCGTAGGAGCGCTCGTGGGCGCGCGTAGCGTCTGGCTGGGGCCTTGCCACACAATGTCGGGCTCGCCCGTCGTGACGACGCTCGGGCGGTCCATGAAGCCTCGGTCCTCGGCTTCGAGCTTCGTGACCCACTGGAGCGGGACACGGTTGTTCTCCTCGTACAGCTTCACGGAGGAGATGTCTGCCACGTCTTCGGGCAGGAAGTAGTACGGCGTGTAGATCCGGTACTCGGCCTGAATGTCATAGGTCGCCCCTCGATCAATCACGAGCGGGCGCGTCAGGCTGATGTATTCTTGGTAGCCGGTCTGCACCGGGGGCGCCCCGGCCACGACGTCTTCGCGCCACACCTCGCGGATCTGCGCCCGATACCAAGTGTCGTTGTGCTTGACCTCGATCCAACGACCGTCCCAGCGCCCGGACACGTCCCAGGCTTCGGGGTCGGACGCGGAAGCTAGAGGAAGCTCGACGTCGCGCTTGAGCACCCAAGCGTCGAGCGAGCCCCCAGACTCGTAGATCGACACGCCATCGCCCGCGAGGCCGTCGTCGGGCGAGTAGAAGTCTGGCTGCGTCGCGAGACGAAACACCCTCTCGGGGAAGGCATAGGGCGTGTCCAATGCCATCGCCCGGAGGGCGTCGTTGATCGCGTTGTTGACTCGTGTTTTCGCGTCGCTGGACTGGTTCGGGGACCAGTCCAGCCTTTGAAAGACGCGATCACGGATGGTCTTGAGCTGGCTCAAGGGGCACCCTCCCTATGGGGGGAGAGTATCACCCCCGACAGTCAATCACACAAGTCGCAAGCGCAGCAGCCGCCGCGTCGTCGAGAGCCGTAGCGAACGGCCCGGCGAGATGGGCCTCGGTGATCGCCGAACCCGCAGCCGTGACCGCAGCGCCAGCTTCCATGCCCGTGCCCGCGTCGGTCGCGGAGACGTACACGCCCTCGTTGGCGTCGATGGTCTCGGTGCCCGCGAGCACCTCGCCAACTCCGCGACGGAGGATGAAGCCGTAAGACCCGGCAGGGATCGCGTGCTGGGCGACGCCAAGAACGCGATTGGCCGGGGCGCTGGTCGTGGCGACGATGCCGTCCGAGGTCTCCGTGGCAGCGTCACGAATGACGACCGTGCCCTGGGCGAACGCGGTGCTGGTCTCGTCGTTGTAGACGTAGACCCAAGTGCGAAGGCCCTTGTCGGGACCGAACTCCTGCGTGACCTCGAAGCCAAGCGGGAGCTTGGCCTCGGTGTCGACGTCGGTGAGCGCAATAGTAAGTGCAGGCATTGTGGACTCCTAACTAGGGGGTAGCGCCGCCGGTCACAACGGCGTTGTGACGGAGGCTGATGGTGTGGAGGCCCATGCTGAGAACGTACTCGGTACGCCACGCATCCTGATCGGGGATACGGAACGGCCCGCGCATCTCGAAGTCGCCCTTGGTCTCCATGCCGCTGTCGTGCCCCTTGATGAAAAGCTCCCAAGTGGCGGTGTTCAGCATGTAGAAGACACCGTTGGCAGCCGCCGAGCCCGAGTAGGCGGTGGCGCTGGTGTCGATGGAGTCCTCAAGGTACATCTTGGCGTCCTCGAACATGACACCCGAGCGAATGTCATTCGGGGCGCTGTCGCCGATGCCGCGCTTGGCCTCGGCGTGCGTAATGCGAACCGGGTCGTCAAGCTCGTTGAGGTAGTTGAGGTAGGACTCCTCGTCGGCGAAGATCAGATCGACCTTGCCCATGACCTGCTTACCCTGGCGCTGGGCCTTGTAGTAAGCGCGGCGCATCTCCTGAAGCCCGTCGGTGCCGAAGCCCGAGATCGAGCCGTACTGGTTCTGCCAGCCGGTCGTGGTGGCGCAGTTCAGACCGTGAACGGTCTTGGTCTGCGACGACGGAGCGAGCGCCTGGAGAAGCCCGTCGAGGGCCACGCCGTCAGGGCTGAAGGTGGTGTTGGCGTTGAAGGTCGGGAAGCCACCGACATTCGCGCCGTCACCCGTGGCAAGCTGACGGGAAAGACGCTCGTGGAAGTCCGCGAGGCCCATCTCGGGGTACAGCTTGAGGATGCGGGCCAGATCCTGCGGGCCGTTGGCCTCGGAAAGATCCTTGCCGGGAACGTCAAAATGGTAGATCAGACGCGGCGCGTAGGCGTTACCACGCTTCGCGTTCTGGTTCCGAACACCGGGGATGTTCTCGGAGCCGTGAACGATCTGCTTGACGTCACCAGGGCCACCCGTCACGACGACAAACTCGCGCCACGGACCCTTGAGAGTCTGCTTGTTACCCTTCTTGATGATCTCGTCAAAAAGAGGGTGCCAAGAAGTGAACAGTTCGGTCGCGCCCGGGAACTGCTCTTGCAGTGCGGTCGCGAGAACGTCGACACTAATAGCCATTGGGTTCTCCTTACACTAGGCCATGCTTTTTGAACGCACGCAGCGCAATCACGCTGCGACGATCTTCGAGCGAGTTTACATCTCCCAGACCGTCTTCGGCGGGACGCCCGCGCTGGGCGGGAGCCCCACCACCGCTAACCAAGTTAGCAGATGGACTTGGGGTATGTCTTGTCTCCGCTTCGAGCACATGCCTGGCATGGTCAAGGGCGAAGTCTCCTGGCACGCCGCGCTCTATTGCGTCGGCGACAAGCTCAAAACCTTTCGCGCCTAGCAAAAGGGCGTCGGCAGCCACAGCGGGCTCCCACTCACGATCAATCAACTGCCCGAGAAGCGTGCCAAGCTCCTCGTTTTCCCAGAACTGCGGGTATTCCTGCTGGAACCACTGTGCGTACTGGTCGGCGGCCTGATCGTTCTGCTGCTCAATCGCGGCTTCGAGGTCGCGATACTGCTGCTGCATCGTCTCGTACTCTTGCTGGACCTTGGCCTGGGCCTCGGTCAACTCTTGAATACGAGGATCGTCCTCCCCTGCGGACAGCGCATCGAGGAGATTGTTGAGCTGCTTGTTGGTGGCTCGCAACTCGTCCATCTGGCCGATCTGGCTTTCCAGCTCGGACAGCTTCGGGGTGTAGTAGTTCACCACATGCCCGGCGACGTCCCGGTACTTCTCGGGCACCACGTCGAGCGTGCCGTCCCAGCCCGTCCAGTCGAACTCGGGCTCGGGGGCGTCGTCAACGGAGACGTCCTCGGACGTATCGACCGCTTCGTCGACAGCGGTGTCAACCGCCTCGGAAGTCTCGCCCGCTTCGATCTCGCCCTCAGAAGTCTCCATACTTGTCCTTTACCGCCTTCATGGCCTTGCCGCGCAGCTTCTCAAGCCCGGTGCTGAACATGCCGCCCATGCCCTCGTCCTCGTCCTCGTCCATCTCGTCGGGCTCGCCCGTCTTGGCGGTCTCGGCCTCGGAGTCCTGGCTCGGCATCTCGGTGTTGGCCATGAGGTGAAAGCCCAACTCCTTGAGCTTCGAGAGCACGGCGTCAACGTCGCCCTCCCCCATCGCCTGCTCAAGCGCATCGCGCGGGGACATTTCAGACTCGTTGTTCTCGGGCTTGTCGTCGTACACAGGAACCTCTTGGGCTACAATGGTGGTACTTGAACGGGGTTGCCGTGTCAAGGGTTCGCGCCGTGGGACTTGCTTTTATTATCCTTACGGTGCTGTCGACGGTGGTCATGGTCACGGAAACCGTGTTTCTTTGCCGTAGCCTCGCACTTGGCGCGCGTCGCATCCACATGGTTGCGCCACTCGCTGCTGTTCGGCTCCACAAAGCGGGCCTCGGGGTGCTCCGCCTTGTAGCGTCGAAGCTCTCCGTTGCTCTCAAAGCTGCGTCCGATCTGCTTGATCGTCAGGGGCTTGGAGGGCATCGGCCCGACAGTGAGGACGGCAGGGACGCCCCTCTTGGCCAACGCACCACAATCCGGGCACGGCACGCCTTTCGGGTCGTAGTCCGCGAGGGGGGACAAAGACTTCATCCGAGACGTCACACGCTGAACAATGGTAGTCGTAGAGGGGCATAGAAGGTTCCTACTTCTTTTGGTCCATTTCGCGGTATCGCGCGATAACGCGCGCCATCGCATCGGTCGGTTTGGTGCCGACGATCTCGGTTTCTCCGAGATCAATCCGCTCTGCGGGCGGCCTGCGACCGACGATCTCCATCGGCTCCATGTAAAGCCGCTCGTCGGTCGGTCTGCGGCCAACGATCTCAGTTTCCCCGAGGTCAATCCGCTCCGCGGGTGCTCCCACCTCGGGGCCGATCTCGGACAGGATTGCCTTGTACGCCGTCTGGTTCGACGACTCGCCCGTGAGGGTCGTTCCGACACCCCTACCGCCCGGAGCTTCGGCGATGTAGACGCTCTGGGTCTCGGGATTGAAGTAGTAGGTGTAGCCGCCCGCACCCTTGACGACCTGCTCGCCCTGCGCGGGATCGCGGGCAAACGCCTTGGACGCGGCACGGTCGCGCAGCGCCGCAAGGGAAGTCCGAGTGTCGCGCTGGTTTGCGGTGTCGGCGGCCATATCCGCCGTGCGCCTCTGCGGCGCCCTCCCGGTGCCCGCTCCGGGGGGTGCTCCGACCTCCCGCGGCCCCTTGCGCTCGCTCTTGACGTTCTTTCTAACGTCCTTGCGCTCTTGCCTGCCCTCGCGTCGCTCGGCGCGAATGTTCTTCCGGTCGGTGCGTGCCATTGATTACCCCTGGGGAAAGCCTTGCTCGCCGCGAATGACCGGAGTCGGTGCGCCAAAGCCTGCGCCTGCGCCTCCTCCGTCCGCTGCGGGCATTACGGGTTCGGTGCCCGGAGGGAGCGCCCCCGAAGCGATGGTATCTTCTCCACCCGTAGGGGCGGGCTCTCCACCAGGCGGCATAGCCCCCGGTGGCGTCATGGCAGCTTGTGGTGCTTGGCTGGGATCGGCGGCGATATCTGCCATCATCAGAAGCTCCAACAGCTTGTCCACCAAAGCTGTCTGGTCCACTGTACCTGTTTGTACGCCCAGCATCAAGGCGTTCCAGTTCTCACGCAGGTTTCTTAGCTGGACAAGCCGGTTGTTCTCGGCGCTGCTGTACGGCACGGCCTCGTAGTCGTAGTCCAGAGGCGTCTCGCCCAGCTCGGCCTTCAAGTCTTGGAAGCCCGCCGCGTCGCGGTCCACCGTGACGGTCTGCTGGCGTCCGACGAGCCGAATGTGCAAGACCTCGTTGTTGGGCATGAACTCCTCGTAGAGCCCAACGACGGCCTCGGCCAGCCACGCCAGCACGTCGTACACTTGCTTCTGCCGACGCCCGTTGCGGGTTCTCGTGGCGGTGTCGGCGAGGGCGACCTCGGTGGCCACGTCCGACGTGCCCACGACGCCACGCGAATACTGCGGGATGCCCAGGATGAACTCGATGGTCTGCGTCGCTCGCTCGCGCATCGCGGTAAAGCCCGGGACCATGCTCGGCACTTGGGACCAACGGAGCGCGTCCATGACGGAGTAAGGCTCACGCACCGCGACGTGGACGTAGCTCCCGGGCTGCGAGCCGTTGCGCCAGGCGTCGTCGAACTTGTCGGGCTGGTCGAGGGCGTTGTCGTTGATCATGGCGATGGGGATCGACGCCCGGGCGTGCATTAGCTCCAGCGTGTCCGTCTCGTTCAACTGCTCTTGGAGCGGCGCGATCAACTGCACGTCGCTCATACCCCCGAGGTCTTCGAGGTTGTCGTTGAACGTGAGAAGCATGAACGGGTTGGGCAGGAAGGCATAGGGCAGGTTGTCGGAGAACAGAGGGTCGTCAACACCCTCGGCGATGTGACAGAACCCGCCGCCCGGGGTGAGGTCGTAGAACTCGTAGATCGTGATCCACTTGAAGACGTCCTGCGCTCCCTTCTGGATCAACGTCGCGTCGTTCTTGTTGTCGCGGAGCCACTGTGGGTAGCTCCCGAACGTCACGTCCTCGGGCTTGACGTTCTTGTAAACGCCCTTCTTGACCATGCGGACAAACTCGTCTTTGGTCATGGTGGTGACCTCGACGACGTAGCGGGCCTCGTCCCACTCCTCGGCGCTCATGTCGAAGAAGAACCGGCGCGGGTCGATGTTGCGGAACTTGGGCCGCCTGCGCCGCTGGTCCCACACGACCTTGATCACACCCCGCTGGTAGACGCTCGCGTGGGTGGACAACTGCCAGAGGCGTTGGTGCGTCTTGTTCTTGCGGAAGGTCTCGTTGATCAGCGCTTCCCGCACCTTGGCTTCGGGGCGAAGCTCCTCGCGCCGGGCGTTGACCGTCACCCGAGGGTAGAGGGGGCACACGTTCGCGATCATCGTGTCGACGAAGGCGTAGGGGTAGTTTGTCTCGAACGAGACGTCCTCGGGGCCTTCCTCCTCTTGGAGCGCGCCTTGGGGAAGGTCGGGGCCTTCGCCGCCCCAGAACTTGCTCTGATACCAGCGCCGGTAGCGGTTCCACGTCTGCACCTGCTTCTGCATGTGCTTCTTGTGGGTGGCGATAATGGCCTTCTTCTGCTTGTAGGACAACGCCATTACTTTCTCCGCTTCCCGACCCTACGGTACTTGAGCTTGTTGTTCTTCTTCTCGGGCGGCTTCATCGCCTTGACGATCTTACGCTGTTCGTTGTAGCTGCGCTCGACGAACGGAACGACATTCTCGGGTTCAACGTCTGCCCGGGGGCGGAACCGTTGGGGTGCCCGGCGAGCACCATACACCGCATAGATCAACGCCGAAACCTTATCCCAATGGTGGCGGGCTCGCCGTGCCCGGGAGGGGCGGCCTCCGCGCAGGCGCTCGGAGCGGTTGCCTTCCTCGATCAGCTTGTCGTTCTGGTACGAGAGAAGCTGGTCTACGGTGTCCGCGTCGCGGAGCACAAGCTCGTCTTGGAGCGCGTCGATCAAGTGCGACAACATCTTCTCGACGTTCTGCGGTGCCGCGCTCTTGCCCGGCTTGTTCTTGGCTTCGTAGTAAATCTTCGGGTAGCCCCGCTCGATCAGTAGGGAGAGGACGCCGACGCCGACGCCCGTGGACTCGACGACAAGCTCGGCGGTGTTGTAGCGGTAGCCCGCCTGCATGAGCCGGTCGGTGAAGCTGTTGGGGTCGCCGATGGGGAAGGCGTAGACGGCGACCTGCCGCCACTCGCCGTCCCAGACTTCGAGGACTTGGAACGAGGCGTGATCCCGCGTACCGTAGCCCGTGGGGTCTACGCCAATGACGTAGTGAGCTTCGGAGGAAGGCGGGTAGAACTCTTTGTACGGAGGATCGCGGTCCTCGTTCCAAGGGATAAGCAGACCGTCGAGATGCCGCTTGACCACGCTCGGGTGGATGACACCCCGAACCGCGTTGATCCAGCAGCTAATGTCGTCGGACGGATAGAAGACGTCGAACAGCTCGGGGTTGCGCCGGATGCCCGGGTCGTTGTCGAACGTGAGCCGTCGAAAGGCCAGGTTCTCTTTCCG